CAATAAGGCCTGGCGGCCAACACCTGTATAAGTAGCCAGTATTATTCCACAGCGATCAGGGATCGCCTACCCCTGATTTGAGATTTCTGCGGTGGCATGTTGTAACAGCCCGTCTAGCGCGGCCTTCACCGTTTGTCGGCGGACCTCGTCGCGGTTGCCCGGAAAGAATCGCTGCTCACTAAATACCGCCTCGCCAACGCCCCAGGCGAGCCACACGGTGCCCACCGGCTTGGTCGGCGAGCCCCCGTCCGGCCCGGCCACGCCGCTGACCGCCACGGCAAAGCGCGCCAGGCTTTGTCGCTGGGCGCCCCGCACCATGGCCTCCACCACCTCGCGACTGACCGCACCGACTTTTTCGAACAGCTCGCCGGGCACACCCAACTGCTGGGTCTTCTGGCGATTGGAATACGTGACGAAACCGGCCTCGAACCAGGCCGAACTCCCCGGTATCCGGGTGATCGCCTCGGCAATTCCGCCACCGGTGCAGGACTCGGCGGTGGTGACATGGGCATTGAGCAATTGCAAGCGCCTGCCCAGTTCAGCGGCCAACTCGGTAATGTCGTCCATGATGCTCTCCTGATTCGACGCGACTGGCGCCTACCGTACACGAGCATTCGAAGCATGCAAGGCTCGGCGGATTACTGGCGTAGGGCCCTCACATAGGCCTGGCAGGCCTGCAAGGCGATCAGTCCGCGGTCACCCTCGTCGGTGATGGCGATAATTCGTTGAGCATGCGCCGGGTCAAGTCGGGCGCGTGGGGCGCCATGATCCACGCCGCCGGTGCGGGGGGCGGCAGGCACTGCACAACCGGCGGCAACATCGTCGGCGTCGAGGAGGACTGACAGCCGGACATCGGCAGTAGCAAGGCGATCGCGCAGGCGATCCTGGTCACGTTGGGCATCGCTCAGGGCTCGGTAATGGGTTTGTTCACTGCTGGATAGTTGTTTTTCCAGGACCAGGCGTTTGTCCTGCTCGACCTTCTGCTGCACCGCAGCCGCCTGGGTGATTTGATTCAGGGTTTCGGCCTGGGCCTGTGCGAGCCGGGCCAGTTGCTGAGCGTAACGCCAGTCCTGGAACCGCCACGCAAGCAGCGCCGGACCGCCGGCCAGCAGCCCGAGCAACACGACAACGCCCACGGCACGTGACGAAAAAGGCATCATGCCGAAGGTTGGCATAACACCGCCTTCGCCCGCGCCCAGAGTTGCAGGCGATCCTCCAAGCCGTTCAAGCCGCCGTTGATACGGCGGGTGATGCTGTTGAACTGGTCACAGTCGGCCAGTTCGTTCAAGCCGTTCTGCTCCCAAAACCAGGCGGCAGACTCGGTGGCCCATTGCGGTTGCTCCAGCAGCTGCGGCAACGCCAGCAGGCGTTCGTCACCGAACAACCCCTGACTGCAACGCAAGTAATTGTCGCGGCCGGTAATCTGGATCAATCCCCGACCGCGATACCTTTGGCCGTCACCATCGGCCTCGGGCGAGTTGCCCAGGCGAACGGCCAAGGTTCCGGTGTCGTATTTGCTCAGGTATTGCTCGCTGCCCAACTCCCGCACATAGCGCAATTGCCCGGACTCATGACCGACCTGGGCGAGAAATGCGGCCATGCGCTTGGGTGTGTCGATGCGATGGCGCGACATGGCGGTGTTCAACGCAGGAATAAAAACGCCCGCTTGGGCGCGGGCGTTGGGCATGATGTTGATGAGTTGCTGTTGGGTAAGGTCCATGTTCAGGTCATCGCAGGTACATGATCAAAGCTGTCCGACCAGCCAGGACGGTGTGACCGGACGATATTCAATGGTTGGAAAATGCTCATCTTGGGGCCAGTCCCTCAGCGCCCGGCGATAAGCCTGGAGTTGCGTGTACTGCGTCTGATCCAGCGTCGTACCGCCGCCGTCGTCCATTTCGTCGCGATCCCTTGCGATGAGGCGGTCGGTTGCTGTGAGCTGGGCGTTACGCCACGCATATTCGTTTTCCGATGCATGGGCCTGTGTCAGAGCGGGAGGATCGACGAGAATCGGATAACCATTGTCGGGGTTGGCTGCAACACGCTTGGGCGAAACTGCGAGTTGCTGAAGAAGCGAGAGCCAGTAAGCCTTGGGAATTTCAATCACATCACCGGGAATATCGGAATGATTGATGCTGGGAACATACGCTCCGCAAGTGCTTGGACTGAACAATAAGGTAAGTTCATTCATTTAATAACCCTTCGCAAAGTATGTAATGCCCCAACCTGCTCCCAGGTGTCCCAGATGGTCTCGGGCCTTCAGGCGCACGCCTTGCCGGGTTGCGGTTCCACCCACCATTATCACCGTGGCTATATCACCGCCTACATGGTTCGCGACAACCGACACAAAGGCGTTGGGAAATGAAATAGGAAAAGTAACGAACACTTCCCCATTGGCATCTGTTACGCCGTAACCCCACTGATCGATGTTTCCACTTGCGTACCTTTGGTAACCCGGATTGCCCAACTGGCCTGAAAACATTGAGGTGTATTTCAAAAGGACGGTGCCGCCTATCAACCGCCATTGATTGTCCAGTTTGACGAATTCCGCCGTTTCACCACGGCCCAACTCAATGGGGCCGAGCGCTGAGGACGAGGGCCCTAGCGTATCGGTAGGCGAGGCTGCCGATACGTTCACAACAGCCCCTACGTTGATCAATGTAAGTGTCGCCCCATGTAGGATTCCCGCTGTACTGGGCAGCGTGACGTTGATTGCCGTAGTGCTGGCAAAACTGACGGCTGCGCCAATATGGGTTTGTGTCAGCGCCGTACTGACCGCATAAGCAAAAAAGCTGGAATACTGAACGCCACTGCGTTTTACAAACTCCGTGGTAGCCACGGATCTATCATTATCAAACTGGGGAGCGGTGGTGAATAATCCGCTGCTACGCAAAGCCGTCAACAGCTGGTTATCCAATTGTTCCGACGGCGTTAGTCCTGCTGCTTGAATGACACTCAGCAACTCCTGCGTCACACCATTGCCCCAACTAGCGGGAATCAGGGAGCCTGGCGTACCTGCCCTGGGATCTTCGTCCACGAACCTGCCGTTAGACAAACCCGCACTGGGTATGCTTTTTGGGTAATCCAATTTTTATTTCCAGATTGGCCGGCGATCAAAATGAAGGCGATATAGAGCCTCAACGTTAATGCGCAGTGGCACGATAAATTAAGAAAGTTTTGATGTTCTGCCGTGGGTTGCTTAAGCGGCCGGCTCGGGCATGACAGGCCAGATGATATCGGTAGGAAAACCGGCCTGATGCTGGATGCGATTCAATTCAACGCTATAGAGTTTCCACTCCATGAGCGCCAGTTGTTCCTGGTCGCTGGCGTCGCCGATGTCTTCGGCGTATTGCAAAGGAGCAATCCTTTGAACGGCCTCACGCAGTAATTTATCGCGTTTTGCCAAGGCTTCCCGTTTGAGATCAGCCCGCTGTTGCGCCTCATCAAATACCCACATATTCTCTCGCCACACATGGTAACTACCCGGCCAGGGTTCGGCTGTGTAGGTATCTGGCAACTCACCGAACTCGGTCCACTCCAGAAGAGCGCCGTTGTCCTTGCGATACACCAAGCCACGCCAGTCCACCATTTCTCTCGGAACTCCGTTCACCATGACCCAGGAATGATGCTCTTGGGCCGGGGGTAGTTCAAAGGAAAGTTGAATGCCGTTGCCGGGGATCTGAATGCCCATCCCAGGGGTCACGGAAAGCTCTACCGGCCCCGATAGCACACCGGCTGCGTCAAACAGATAAATAAACATGGTCACCTCAGATCAACTTGATTCGGGCGGGATAGGCGATATTCCTGGGACGGGTTTCAGTGCCGAAACTCCCGATATTGCCTACCATCTCCGGGCCGGAAAAGAACAATGGATTGGGATAAGTCGTACCGACTATCCCTGTTGCAGGCGCGGCATTGACGTCACGGGTGACGTCCCAAGACGCATCAGCAATAGCAGGACCAGGGCGGTTAGCACTGCCCGAGCTGGTGGGCAAATAATGGTTGTGGCTTTCAAGGGCATACATCTGTCTGCTGCCCGCCGAACGGTCAATATCCACGCCTCGGGCTTCGTCCAACACGCGCAAGAACTCGCCGCGAATATCAGGAATCCGAAACGTGGTGGCGCCATCACCGCTCGTCCACGCGCCTTCATTTCCCGACCTGCTGGCTTCGTTCACTAACGCACCGGACAATTGCGCGTAATCCCACAACCACGGCCAATCACTACGCACCAGCAAATTTCCATTCAGCACCGCATACCCACCGGGAATGACCTGACGCGTGCACTCAAAGGAAATACGCCCCAAGGCCGTCGCATCGAACCGCCCCACCGGCCACCAAACCCCAGCTTCATCACTGCGCAGATGCCACCAGTCACCCCCGCCCATCAGCACCAGAAACGGATAGCCATTGGCCGCCAAATGGGTATGAAAGCGAATTCTGTCGCTACCGGAGGCCCGTACTGTCAAACGGTTACCGCTGTTATCCACACGCCGCACAATCACATCACGAATGCCAAGCGCCGCATTGGCCGCAGGAAGCGTCACTGTGTTCGCACCAGCACTGGCATCAATCAGCACAAGCCCCAGCTCGTCGGGCGCCAACGATTTAGAAGCCGTTAACCGCGTCACCACCGACCGCATCGGGCTGCTACGCCCGAGAATAGCCTGCAACGCCTTGATCAACTGGCCGGTGTCCGCTTCAGACGGTGTGATGCCAGCGGCGGAGATCACGCCCAGGATCTCCTGGGTGACGCTATTGCCCCAGAGCGCCGGAATCAGCGATCCGGGTGTGCCGGCCAGCGGATTTTCATCCACGAACCGCCCGTTCACCAGCCCGACGCTGGGAACACTTTTCGGATAATCCATGTTTTGTTTCTCTCTATGGGACGGTGCTTAAATCTGAAGGGGAAATGCTCGGATGGTCGCAAGCACATCATCAGCGACTTGAGCCGCAAGATCGGCCTTGCCCTTGGCCATGTGCGCGTGAATCTGCGCCTTGGCCTTGAGGCGCAGCTCGCGAAGCGCCAGCAGGTTCGCTTCGAATTCGGCGGCCTTGGCGAGAATCTGATCCGCCGCCTGCCTGGCTGTACGCCCTTTGACAACCCACGCAGAAACGGCCAGTGGGACGGCTTTTTTCGGGTAGCCCTGATCCTTGAAGGCCTGCGCCTCCAGGGCGGCTTGTTGGTATTCCAGGGCGCGCAGTGCATCACCGGCCAACGTGCGACGGGCGCTGTCGGCAGCGGTATCGATCTTGGCGCATAGGTGTTCGGCTTCCTGGCGTAACTGCTCGGCGGCATTCTCTTCGGTAATCACCCAAGTGCCGTCCTCCCACATATGGGCGCAAGAAGGCGCAGGCGGACGAAGTCCATCTTCGTACTGGTGCAGTTCTTGAATGACTTTCATCGGATCAGCTCCCAGGACAGGTGGACATTGACTGCGTTGGTAAAATTGATGCCTATACCGACGCTGTAATCGGTCAACGCCTGGTGCCCCTTGATTCCCATGCTCAACAGCAATTCATCACTGTCTGCTGTGGTGGCGCCCAATGTGTGCTCGGCCTGATAGCACTGCCATAGCGAACGTAATTGGGTATGGTCAAAACTGGCCGTGACCGTGGAGACGGTCACGTCACTGACAACGTTATTGGAGAACAGCACGCACATCGACGGGCTTGCCCAGCCCGCTGCATTGTTGCCCGGAGTTGTCGCGACGGGCGACAGATAGCTGTAATTGCCGCCAACCCACCCGGCCTGAACAAACGCTAACGAAGTCACAGTGTTCGAAACAGGCGTCGGATTACCCGCTACCAGCCGCGCCGCACGCGCATGTGGATCCAGCGGCAGATAAACCACCCCCGTTCCATTCACCGTTTGCGTCCAGCTCAACTGAGCACGGTTATAGATCGTACGAATCGTCGGCAACGAGCCCGGCGCCCCAGTTATTACCCAGGCCAGGCACATATCCAGCGGCGTGGACGCAAACCCGCCACCGGATGCACCGTTGACGGTGCCCTTCAAGGACTCCGGTGCCGGGTCATACAAACTTCCACGCTGCATATAGAACGCCAGCGCATCACCGATCACCTGCGCTCTTAGAAAATAGCTGGCGCTGGGCAACAAATCGGCGCTGCTCCAAGCCGTCGTCATGAAGGTTCGTGATCGGCCCAAGCGTCCGCTCACCACCTCTTGCCCGATACTGATATATACGCCCGCCGGAATCGAGACACGCCCGCCGCTGGTTGAGAGCGCCGTTGGTGTGACGGCCATACGCGCGTCGGGTGTGGCGATCGTTGGCAGCGGCAACGCTGCGATCGGCAGCGCCAGATCCTGGTTCCAGCCCTTGGCGGTGACCGACTGGATCGCCGCGAGCAATTGATCATTTCTGGTTTCATCTGGCGTCAGGTCTCCCGCCTTGATGACGTTCACGATCTCCTGCGTCACCCCATTTCCCCAATCCGCCGGAATCAAAGATCCCGGCGTCCCGGTCAATGGGTTTTCATCAACGAACTTCCCATTCACCAACCCGGCGCTGGGCACACTCTTTGGATAATCCATCCGTCTACTCCCTAGTCATAATTGATGTGGACCTTGGTATGCGCCGGTGCACTGCGGTGGATCAGGCATTCCAAGGCCGAGCCTGGGTTGACGCCAAACCGTTCGCCCCAGTAGCTGGCGCCAAAGCGCCGACCTAGCAGTAGGCGGCCGCCGGTGTTGAGGGTCCACATGAATTGCGCCTGCCAAGTGCCGAAATGCGCCTCGCCGAAACGTGCGCGGCCCATGCGGGGCGCCTTGAGTTCGGTGATTGTTGCGTTGGGATAACCCTGGCTCTTGGCGATTTCCACGTAATAGGCAATGGCCTGGCTGCCCACCGCCAACAACCGCCGACGCACCGCCAGGCGACGATCGTCATACAGCGGCGTAGCGCCAAGACACGGATCCGGCAGATTCATCACCCGCTCCCAGTCCGGCACCAGCTCACTCACCCCCGCCGGGTCCATTTCGTTGAGCAAGTCGGCGGCTCGGGCGTCGAGGCGGGCCAGTTCCTGGGCGATGCCTTGCAGCACTTCGTCCAGTTCCGGCACGCGCTCGGGGTCCCAGGCCGGGCCGCTGGGCAGCAGGCTGCGCAGTTGGGCCTGGTACTGTTCGGCGGTTCTTATGCCAGCCATGTGCAGCCTCCGAACGTCAGCAACTGGTTGCTGGCGGCAACGACGTCGGCGACCGGCGCGCTGAGTTTGTGGTCGGTTTCGCCAGTGGCGCTGCTGATGGCTTCGGCGATATGACTCAGCAACAGCGTTTCGCCGAGGCCGGCTTCGCGGTTATGCAAGTCACGCAGTTGGGCTTCGATGGCGGCCCGCACGGCGCTGGTGTCAGGGGTGATGCGCAGGCGGTAGTTCACCGGCACTTGCGTTGGCGCCAGCACATGGAGCTCGGCGGTCACCGGACGCAAGGGCTCGATATAAGCCCGCACCTCTTCCAGTTGCTCGGCGTTGGGAATCGGTTGCGGATCGTCGTCGCGCATCACGAACAGGCCGACGGTGCCCGGCCCCAGGTAGCTGCCACGGCACCAGGCGCGGGTGATGCCCGGGCATTCCAGGGCCCAGGTTTCATAGTCCTGGGCCGAACCGCCATGGGGAATGACGCGATAGGAACGGATCACCCTGGCCCGCAGGGATTCAAGACTTTCCCGGGCAACACCGCCGGTCAACCCTGGCGCCAGCACGGTGAAGCTGCTGCCGATGCCCAGCAACGGCTGCACGGGCGTCAACACCAGGCCGGCATCGGCATTGCCCACGCTACCGGCGTCCAGTGCCGCGATGTCGGCGGTGTTCAGGCCAGCGCTGGTGGTGCGGGCGGTGGTCACTTTATACGTACGGCCATCGCTCGATTGCAGCAGCGTGTCGACGTCCAGCACTCTGCCTGCCGTAGCGGTGAAGCTGACACTGCCCGTGGCCACCTGGGCGGCCTTGCGCGCCTGGTTCAGGCGCAGGGCGGCGATGCGTTCCAGGGTGGACTCATCGGCCTTGTCCGGCAGGATCTGCTCGGCGATCCAATCCAGGTAGCCATACAGGCCATAGGCAGCGCCGCCAAGGGTGCGGGCCAGCACTTGGGCATCGGACTGGCGCAGCGAATCGCTGGCCAGGTCGCTTTGGGCGCGTTTGATCAGCACCGGCAGCGAAGGGGTTTCAAACGGCATAGTTCACCTGCCAACTGTGGTCGGGGTTGATGTCCAGGCGCTCGCCGTCAGCCAGGGTCAGGACCGTGCGCAGGTTCAGGCGCTGGGCGTCGAGGCGTTCGCTGATGATGTCGATGGCCTTGCAGTGACCGTCGTCGATCAGCCACTGCAGGGCTTCGTGGGCATAGAACTCGGCGTCGAGCTGGGTTTGGCGGGTCAGCTTGACCCGCCGCAACAGCCACAGCCGCGAACCGATGCGGTCGTCGGCAACGGTGGGAAAGGTGTCGCCCCACCAGCCGAAACGCTCCTCGTCATCGACGGCATCGTCATCAGCGGCGCGGCGCCAAGTGAACAGGCTGATCAGCACCGAACGGGTCAGCGCGGCGTGCAGGTTCTGGCTGATGAACATCATTGGCCTCCCGCCGGCGCGCCGGTCTGGCCGGTGCCGGCCTGTACGCCGACATGCACGTGTTTGATCTGGCTGATCCCGCCGGCGACCTGATCGCCCTGGGAGACGATCTTGCCGGTGTGGTTGATGACCGGGCTGTCGATGTTCACCGAGCTGCTGGCGCGGATGTTCAGCGTTGCGGTCTCGATGTCGATGACACGGCCGCGCTTGAAATGGAGCTTGTCGCCTTCGTCGGTGTAGAGCGCCACTTCGCCCGGGGCCAGGGCCTGGAGACGGAAGCGGCGGTCGGCGACCACCAGGACCACGGCATGGGACCGATCGCCCCCCAGGAACGTGGCGATGCCTTCGGCGCCGGCCAGTGGGTTGCTGGTGAAACCGTAGGGTTCGAAGTGCTCCATGTCGTCGTTCACTTCGCCGGCGGTGAGGCGCATTTGCAGCGATTGCAACTTGGTGGCCGAGTGGGCGAGCACGACAGTGCCGCGCGCCAGGAGGCGGGTCAGTAGGCTCATTGAGGTTTTCCTTCGGAATCAGGTTTAACAGCAGGACACGGTGAGCGCAGGCTCACGCCTTCGGCGGCACCGGGTTCGCGTCGAACGTATGGGGCGGCGCAACTTGCAGGGTGGTGACGGAGCCTTGTGCCGACAGTGAGTAGGTCACTTTGGAAATCAGCATGTCGCCATCGAACCCCAATACCGGATCGATCACTCGCACCAAGGTGTTGTGCCGCCACAGATCGCCGTTGGCCTGGCGCCAGCCTTGCACGCGATAGGTAGTGGCCAGGGCCCTGCCGCTGCGGATGGCGCTTTCCCAATCGGCCCGTTGCTGGGCGAGTTCGAAGGTCAATTGCGCTGCTTCGCTGATCACCGTGACCCGCTTGCGCTTGAAGCCCAGATCGGTAGCGGTGCCCGCGACTTCGCTCACCGCCGCCCCGCTCTGCTCGTCGTTGCCCTTGTGCTGGCCGATGACTCGGTATTCGGAGAACACCTGGCTGTAATCCATCGGTGCGTTGCCCGACAGGATGTTCTTGCCCAACTCCAACACATCACTGGCCCGACCACCGCTGCCGGGCTTGGCCAACAGCACACGCCCTTGGGCATCGTCGGTGGAGAACACGCGGAACAACGTCAGCAATCGGTCGATGGACTGAAAGACCGTTTCCCCCGGCACGATACTGTGTTCGCTCAGCCGCGCGGTTTCGGGGATCTCACTGACCACACCCACGCCATATTGCGCCGCCAAGGCCTGGACGATGCTCAGCAGCGTTTGCCCGCGCCATTGGCTCGGGCGATTGATGGCCGCGCAGTCCACCAGGTCCTGGGTTTTCGAGCCACCTTCAATGCTCAGGCTGATCTGCCGGCCGTCATAGCTGACCGGTGCCTTGAACACATAGCCGCTGAGGACCAGGTCGGCACCGATGCGCACCTGGCATTCATCGCCCGGACGGATCGGCACCGCTTGGGTCTGCCCCGGCCACTGCCAGGTGATGTCCAGTTTGAAGGTGCGGAATTGGCGCTCCAGGTCCGCACTGATTTCCACGCTTTTCCAGCCGCCGTAATCCAGCCCGCCGACAGTCAGCGAGACGGCATTATCGAGCTCATCCATGGTTTATTCCCCCGAGACTTTCAGGTCATTGGGCGGCAGGAAACCAGGATGGGCGACGCCGTTACGCTGGGTCACTTCGGTCACTCGCGTGGCATCGGCGAATTGCTGATAGGCCACCACCAACGCCGGCAGGCTTTGCTTGAACGACAGGCTGATCAGCCTCACGCCCGAAGACGCCACCGCCGTCAGGTGCGCGGCCATTTGCTGACGCAGGTTGTTCATCGCCTGGTAGTGCTCCGGGTCAGCCTTGAGCGAGGCTTGCCAGATCGCATCGTTCAAGGCATCGCGCAGCGCCAGTACGTCGTCGGCGACCGGAACGTCCCGGCGCTGGACCGGTTGCACGGCCTGCTGCGCCACTGAAGGCGTGGCGCCCAACTTGACCGCGGGCGCCGCCACCGGCATCGCCGCAATCCATTGCGCGGCCTGCACCAGCAAGGTGTCCTGCACCAGGTTGGCGACGGCCTGGGCCGCCGCCGTGGTGTCCTTGCCGGTGGTCAGTTTGGGCGCGTCGGACTTGCCAATGGCCTCCACCTGTTGCGACACGCTGGCAATCACGCCGCGATAGCCGTCACGGGCAAAGTCCTTCAGTTCGCGGATGTCGCCCAGCAACCCCTTGAACTCGGCCACCACTTCCTTGGGCAATTCTTTCACCGCCTTGACCAGATCGCTGAGTTGCCGATAGGTCTCGATCAGCGGCTTGAGCTCCTGCTCGATCACGCCGTAGATGTCCTTGAGGCTGTTGCGCAGGTCCGCAATGCCGATCCGCGCGGCCTTGATCAAGGTCATGGCGTCTTCGAAGCGTCGCACGGCCGACCCCAGGAAGCTGTCGGCCGAGACCAGCAACAACTTCTGGCTATTGATCGTGGCCGAGGGAAAAGGCAGCGGTTGGTCGGGGTAGAACTTCAGGGCGAACGTCACCAGCCCGCCGTCCTGGCGGGTCTGGGTCATGTCGCACTCGCCGACCTTGACCTGCAGGCGTCCCAGCCACGGGTGCACCAGCTCGCCGCTGCCCTGCTCCAAGGCCTTGAGCAGCTTGTCGCGCTGCTCCAGGCAATCGGGGCCGACGATGAACGCGGTCAGCTCATGAATCTTCGCCTGCTGGCCGAGCCCTTCGAAAAACGGCTGGTCGCGCTGTGGATATTCATGCAGTTGGCCCTTGTGGCCAACCGGGGTTTTCGCCTGGTCGACCCAGAACCCGACGCCACGAAACGACGCCGGCAACAAACGATCACGCCAGCTCATTGGAGCCTCCTGTGGAAAGTGAGCGATAGCCGATGCGCGAACTCACCGCCAGGGCCGGTTGATTGGTCTGCGGGGGATCGGCGCGCAACCCGGCCGGCGCGTTTTCGAAGCGCACGGTCAGGCCGCCTTCGAGTTGCGTGCGGTTGTTGGCGGCGCTTTGTTGCACCAGATGGCTGGAAGTTTGCGGCAACGCCCCAGGTGCCAATGACGTTTTCACAGGAGCCAGGCTCGAAGGCTGGTCGCCGGCCCCGCCAAAAAACGCCGGCGCCAACTCGCCCTTGCCTTCGGCATTGGTGGCGCGTTGCGCCTCGGTCAGTCCTTCGACCTTGCCAGTAAACGAGGTGATCATTTCGCCAAAGCCGCCGTTGAAAAACGCCTTGATCGGCGCGATCACCGCCTGCAACTCGTTCCACCACTGGCTGAACCACTCGCCCACCGGCCCCCATTGTCGAGTCAGGCCCTCGATGGGCGACCAGTCGAACAGACCGCTGAACACCGCCAGCATGATCGACACCTGGTTGCGGATGCCTTCCCAGATCCCGGCGAAGACCTCGCCGATCGTGCCCCAGTTGGCCATGATCAATCCCAGCGGCGTCCAGTCGAACAGGCCTTTAAGGGCGTCCATCACCGGCACGGTCAAGGCTTTGAGCAGATCCCAGATCGCCGCGAACAAGCCGGTCAGGGGCGCCCAATTGGCAACGATCAAACCCAAGGGTGACCAGGCGAACAGCGTCTGCATGAAACCGATGACCGGCGTTGCCGCCGCCACGATCACATTCCAGAGCGCGCCGAAAAAACCGCTGATCGGCCCCCAATTGCTGATCACCTGCCCCATCGGGGTGTAGGCGAACATCGTCTTGAAGAACTCGACCATCGGCAGCACGATCGGCGCGAGCCGTTGCCAGAGCCCGGCAAAAAACGCCGAGATCGGCGTCCAGTGGGCGATGATCATCCCTGCCGCCAAGGCGATGCCCATGGCAATCAAGCTGATGGGGTTCATCTTCATGGCCAGGCTGACCACTTCCATGGCCTGGCTCGCGCCGCTGACCGCGGTCTGGATCGCGTTGAACGCGACAACGCCCGTCGCCAGGCCCTGGACCAGTTGCGGGTTGTCCTGCAGCACCTGGGCCACGCTGCTGACCATCGGTTGCAAGGCGACCGCCACCGTGTTCACCGCAGGCCCCAGCGCCGAACCGAATTGCACCGACACGTTGCTGATGGAAGTCTTCAATCCATCCAGGCTTTGTGCCGCCACACGAGGCGCTTCGGGCGCCTGCAGGGCGCTGGCCGCCGCGTTCACCGCGCCGACTTCACCCTTGAAGGCCAGCGCCGACTTGAGCCCGTCCATGAACGGTTGGGCCAGGCCGCCGCTGGGCAGCAGCGCGGAAATGTCCAGGCTGCCCAGCCCCGTGGCGTCGAGGTTCTGCTTGAAACTGGCGACCTTCGCACGAAGGCTCGCGAGCTTGGGTGACAACTCATCGATGCCCGTCAGCAGCACTGCTTTTTTCTCTACCTTTTCTGTGTCTGCCATCACTGCACCTGCTGCATCGCATTGATCCGTTGCGCGTGCTCCAAGGATTCCCGGAGCACGTCCAGTGGCCTGGCCATCATCTGTTCGGGGTCAACCTTCCAGAACCAGGCCAGGTCATAGGCGGCGGCGATCAGGTCGCCGATGGCCGCGACGCCGCACTCATGAAAAAACTCGCGACGGCCCAGCTCAAGGCATTGAGGTCAGCCAGGTCCAACTGGTTGACCGACGACGGCGGGATACCGGCGCACACCGCGATGTATTTGGCCGCGACGTCCATGTCCAGGCTCACCTCCTCGCTCTTGTCGATTTTGTACGGCAGCGCCTTGATCGCCCGGACTTCCTGCACCGTCGGACGGCGCAGGGTCAGCTCGCTCAACGGCTCGCCGTGGGCCTCGATGGCCACCCGCAAAGTCACGACGTCAGTCATTGCCAGGTCCCCTTGATGCCTTCGAATTTCAGCTCGATGGTGGCGTCGTCGCCCTTGGATACCGGTTCTTCCACCAGGTAGGCGCCGGCCAGCACGTAGACCTTGCCGTTGTTGAATTCGCAGGTGACGGTCATGTCGGTGCCAGCCACCAGTTGCTTGAGCGGGAAGTCCGCGGTGTGCAGTGCCGTCACCTTGAACGACGGGGCGATGTCGGTTTCCTTGTAGAAACCCGGTACGACGGTTTCGCGTTTGGTGAACATCAGTGGCGCTTCGCAGCCGCCATTGATGGTCAGTTGAGCGCCGTCCACTTTGACGTAGCAGGTGCCCGCAATCAGTTGACCCATGGTGTTTCTCCCTTCAAATAAAAAGCCCACGCGAGGTGGGCTGAGTTCATCCGACTGAGTGCTACCGTCAGGCAGCAGCGTCGTATTGCAGGCGGAATTGGTTGAGCAGCGCGAACACCCGCAGGCCGTTGATGTAGTCAGGCGGGAACAGCACATTGATCCGGCTCGGATCCTGGCTGTCACGCTCGACGATCAGGTGCTCGGCGAACAGCTCGGCGTTTTCCACATGGCCTTCCAGTTCGAGCTTGGCGTATTGCGCGATCAACTCGCCGCGGATGGTGCTCGGGGTCACGATGGGCTGGCCGGCGCCGAAACGGGTACCGTCCGAGGCCAGTTTGTGGCGACCGTACTTGCTGGTAATCACGCTTTGCAGGCGGCGAACAATGAATGCCGACTGGTGCATGGTTTCACTGTCCAGGTAGGAGTTGTCAGCCTGGCCGAAAGCATTTTTCTGGTACGTGGTGATGGAACGCTGGATGCGCACGTAGCCGCCTTCGTAATAGGCCGTGGCGATGCCGTAGTTGAGCAGCGACTGACGCTCGGTCAGGGTGAAGCGCTCGCTGGCCGGCGCCGGGTCCAGGCCTGGCAGGCTGCCGCTTTGGGTTGGACGGCTGGCGTCGGCAGAGATGAATACCGCAGTGCGAGCCGCCAAAGCAGCGGCCTGTACCCAGAACGGTTGCGGGACGCCCATTTCCAGCGCCTGGATGGTCATGTGCTGGTCGTTGCGCGCCTGACCTGCGGCGACCAGGGTGCCGAGGGTGCCGCGCTTGGCACTGTAGACATGGCCGAACAACTGCTTGGCCCACGACCAGCGGCCGGTGCTGTCGTCCATGACCGCTTGCCAGGTATTGAGGCTCGCCACATCGGACCAAGGCATGGCGATGAACTCGAACGGCTCATCGCCCAGGGCCGCGACTGCAGCGGTCTGGTCCGGCACACCGGCGCCGCCGGTCATCGCGGTGATGGCGGTGGTCAGCCCCGCCGGGGTGTCTTCGCCATTGCTCTTGCCCAGGCGATTGAACTGCAGGCTGATGTCGTTGCCGCTGTCGCCGGTCCATTTGGCGCTGAGGGTCACGACGCCTTCGGCGGCCGCGGCAGTCACCGGCAGATCGGCGGCGGCATTGATTTTCAACGCCAGCGCAGTGGCGGCCTGGGCCGCCGTGGCGCCGTTGACGATAGCCGCCTGGACACGCACACCGCCGACGTACAAGTTGAGCACGCCGCTTTGTGTCGCGGCGCCGGTGAGGGTCAGCACGCCCTTGGCGATCGAACCCTCGACGTTGTGCAGCGGCAGGCACCAGATTTCCCCCAGCGGGTCGGTCTTGCGCCAGGTGTCGTACATGGCGGCGAGCATCGAGCCCTGCCCGCCGATGCTCTTGGCCAGCGCGACGCTGGACACCAGCACCAGCTTGCCGACCTCGGCCGGCGCAACGTTGTCGTTGACCTGGGCGACGATCAACCGGCGCATGGCCGATGACGCGCTATTGGCGGCCGAGTTGTCCATTTCGGCGTAGAACAGCGGAACACGAATGTCCGCGGGAATGTTGCTGAATCCGATCGCCATTATTTGGCTCCCTGTGGTTTTGCCGCTTTCACGGTTTTGGTAGTGATATCGCCATCGGCCAGACGTCGACGCCACCAGGCGTTGTCCGTCACTTCACGGCCTTCGAGGGGCAACAGATCGCCCGCTTCCGGGTCCGGTACGGCACGGCCCGGGGCCGGCAGCACGGTGATGCGTTTGCTCATGGGGTTACGTCTCCAGAGAAAGTCAGTTCCACGCGCCCGTCGGGGCCGGGATGTTTCAGGTTGGGGTCCGCCGGGTCGATGGCATCGACCCGCACAGTGGCCCCGGTAAAGGACGACAAGCCGTCCAGTTCACGCTCGTGCCAGCTTTCGGCAGGCTGGCTCGCCAGGTTGCGGCCCAGCTGGAACTCGGCGAAAAAGCGCAGCCGGTACGACACACGGCTGCTGTTGATGGAAACCAGTTCGCTGCCGTCGTACTCGACGCCGGTGTACTCAGCGCCCGGCTTGAACCCCACCAGCGCCCGCCACAGTTCGGCCCGCAGGTCGTGCAACAGATCCAGCGCTTTTGTCGCGTCAGTGGCGTCAAGCACCAGCACCGCATCGAAGCGATCACGCACCGCTTGCAGCGTGACGTTTTGCGCCGCGTTCTTGCCGGCGATGTCGGCGGTGGGCAGGACATAGGCGCAGGGGGTTTGCAGCGGGGCCTCGGCTTGCAGCGTGGCGAGGTCAAAGCCTGCGGCCACGCGATGGGCGAGCGTGGGGCATTGCTCACGCAGTTGCGTGAGGATCGGGGTGATCTTCATCGAGGGACTCCAGTATCTGAAGGTGCGAGCGAACCCCGTGGGAACGGGCTTGCTCGCGATGGCGGTGGGTCAGGCAGCAGAAATGTTGAATGGGATACCGCTATCGCGAGTTCCCACAGGGGGTAGGGTCAGGCCTTGGCGTCCAGGCAGGTCGCGTCGATGCTGCAGCGGTAGCTTTTTTCCCGGTCGCCGCTGGCGGTGACCTTGTCGATCGACCAGCGCCCGCGCATGAAATCCGGCCAGGTGGGGTCCAGCAGTACGATGCCCTCGGCGGACAACCCTGGATTGCCGGGGCATTCGATCTTCACTTTCAAGGCTTCGCGTAACATCCGGCGCACCTCGCCTTCACCGGCGGCGCGGGCTTCCTCTGCGCTCTGGAAGCGCTGGCGCAAGGTCTTGAACGGCGCGATGCCGCTCTCCTCGACCCGAAGCGTGCCCGCCGCCGCATCCCACCAAGTGGTCTTGCAACCGTCGTACTTTGCCCGCGCGGTTTCATCCAGCTTGGCCGAAATGAAAGCGTGATCACCCGGACGATTGTTCGTCGTCACTGACAGTTTCATCTCGGGCAGGACCTTGCCCGACAACGACTTCGCCTGACCGCGCCGGGCCAGTACATACAACTCGTTGACCGGTTTGGCGACGGCGTCATAACGGTGGGCCAAGCGCGTGAGGAAACCCATGTCGGTTTCGTTGGACTGGTCGACGTGCTCGATTCTGATCAGCGACAGGTCCGGCGCCACACGGGGCGAAAACCCGTGCCTGGAGGTCAGTTGACGAAACAGCGCCCCCAGAGTCGTCGGGCCATGGCTGACAGATCGGCGTTGCTTGAAGCCCGTCTGGTCCGCCGCGCTGAACGGCGCCGCCATGGCCACCAGAACGAGTTGCAGCGGAAACAGGAACGGCGTGCGCCGAGTGATGACGAACTCGCCTTTATCCACCAGTCCCGACTCCAGATAACCGACCCGCAGACCGATTTTCCCGCCCAGGCTGGGCAACCCTTCCAGACCTTCCAGGCTGATGGTGAGCGTCAGTTGATCGGACTCGATCCCCGCCGCGTCGACATGCTCCCACTTGAGCAGGCGCTCGTTGAGCAGCGCGGCATTCGCGCCATAAATTTCCACCGCAGGCGTAAAACCCAATGACATGTCGCCTCCTTAATCCCAGGCCGAAACCGGTGGGGTTGCCACGGGCTTGAGTTCCACTTCCGGCAAGACCACCCATACGCCCGCAGGCAATACCGGCCCCCATTCAGCCAACCCCGGATTGAGCTGCCAGAGCGCCTCCTCGACGACGTCGTCACAACGCTCCAGCTCGCGATACAGCAGCAGATTCGCCGAATCACCAGCGATACTTCGAACCCTACGCATTGGCGAACTCCGTCAAATCAACCACCCAACCGACCACCATTGCCGTGCCGTCATCAATGATTGCGGTCTGGGTTTCCGTGACATTGTTGATCCGCCACAGGCCCCAGTTGCGACCAATGCCGTCGACCAACGGCAACGGGACGCGCAGCGCCTGCAAAGCGCGCAACTCATCGAGGCGATCCATGGCGGTCGCGTACATCGATTTGCCGGTGATCGTCAGCCCTTGCAGGCCTTGGCCGATCTGGCTGGACTTGGGCTTGCTGGTGAGGATGTCGATGTTTTTCCAGCCGCCATCCGACGTGTGTACCAATTGGTGGTAAGCAAAATTTCTCGACAGGCCAAAGATGAAACTGCCGAGGGCCATTTGTTGACGCATCACGTACCTCCGTCGGTCAGGGCAGCGTCACTGCGCATGGCCAGTGTGTTGGGCATGGATGTCAGGCCGAACTGGCCACTGATCTGTTGCACGACCAGGTTCGCCAACTGACTTGCACTGGCCTGATCCTGGCCGTTGATGTAGATGTTGGCGGTCATGTTGTTCTGTTGAGTGGTGGTCTGGGCTGTGGTCTGGGCGCTGATCAAGTCTTGGGTCACCGCCTCTGGCGCCTTGAGCCGATCACTGGGCGACGCCAGTTGCTCGCCTAGCCATGAACCGGCCATACCGCCCACGAAACCGCCGATTGCGGTGCCGATTCCAGGCAGAAGGAACGACCCGATCGCCGCCCCAACGACCGTTCCGGTCATCTGGCCGACGGCACCTCCAACGGCCTTGTCGTCGCCGTCGCGCAATCCTTTGTAGGCATCGTATCCGGCACTGACCACCATTAGCGGTGCCGCTGCTTTGCCGACCAGGGGTTGGGCCTTGGCCACGGCCCCCATCAAACGGCTCGCCCTGCCGGCAGGCCTGGTCCTGGTCACGCGGGGCGCTCCTTTTTTGCCGCCCTTGCCCTTGCGGGTACCGTCACCAGCGTCGGCGATTACGTCCCCCACGCTTTCTGGCAGGCGAGCGGCGGTCTGGTCCAGGACCTTTTTGCCCACCCTCGAAAGCCCCTCCGACAACACAGCGTTGCCAAGCAGCGCCACCAGAGAGGCTACGGCCGCGACTGCAAGCGCAACGCCTGCTGCAGCCTTCGGCGACGCTTCTGCCAGCGAACTCAAACCGCCCGTCACCGTATCGAGGGAGGCCGTCAAACCGTCATCCACCGGCATCAGCGCATTGCCAACCGCCGAGGACAGGCGCGTCTGATTCGCCTGATGAGCGTTCCATCGTCCTTGTGACGTATCCCCAAGCGTTTCGGCGGCCTTGGCAACGGAGCCGTCGTACTTCGGCAACGCTCCGTCAGTGGTCCGCTCGGACACCAGCGCAAACGCTTTCTGCGTGTCTTGCGGTTTTTTCAGCAGCTCAAGGATCGCCGTGTTATCGCCAAACAGAATCTTGGCAAGCGACTGTTGTTCTTCGGCAGGTTTTTTCTTCAGAGCTTCAAGCACCAGGGTGATGGTTCCCGATGCGTCCGTACGCAAACCGTCGGCCACCATCGCCGAATTGAACCTGGGGTCCAGCTCGGTCCAGGCCTGACGCTGCTGCGGTGAAGCTGCATTCCCCTTGGCCAGCACCGTGGTGAATACGTTCAAAGCCTCACCGGCGCCTGCCTTGTCCACGCCGCTGTTCAGGAACGCTGCCGCGAGGGCCGCCACTTGCTGCGGGGTCATGCCCGCGGCGATGCCAGCCTCGCCACCGCGTTGTACGACCGAGCCGATATCGGCCGCTTTGACATTCAGGCCGCTGTTGCCAAGGTGATTGGTCGCATCCGCCAGGCCCAGGCTTTGTCCCCGGTCCAGATCCAGCGCTGTGCGCCAGGCCATCAACATTTCGCTGGCAGCCTTGACATCAAGCCCGAACGCCGACGCCATGACCGCACTGTCGCGAGTGAAATTCAGTAACTCGTCCTGCTTCCTGGCTGGTTCGAGGCCACTGCCGATACCTGCTTTCGCCGCTACCAGTTCGACCTGCGCGAGTTGCACCGCTGTCGCCCCGCTGGGGGCCACCTGTTTTTCGCTGGCCATCTTCAGGTTGGCGATCGCCATGCCAGAGAGCTGGTCCTTGCTCAGTTTCGCCACCAGATTGAGCTCAACCATCGCCAACTCCAAGGCAATGGAAGACTTGCGTCGATCGGGTGGTGCGCTTTGTTCAACCTCGGCCTTTAGCTTGGATTTCGGCTCGCTGCTTGAAGCGGCCGTCGATCCGCTTGCCTTGAGCAACGACTGCTGCTGTGACAAGGCAACGTTCAGCAATGTCAGCGTTTCCCGCAATTTGACCTGTTCCGACACCAGCAGGCGGATGTCGAGACTGGCCGTGGTCAATGCCAGGTTCAGCCCCGACGTTTCGGATACGCTGCCCATGCTCGCCACGCCGGACAGCGAAAACGTATTGTCTGCCATCCTGTTCTACTCCTGTTTCACGCCAAGGCGAGTGATCGCGATGTCGTAGCGGCGCAAGGCCTTGCCGGCGTCCCACTCCAGGATTTCCGCCTCACTTACCGAGTAAATGAGCGGCACCACATCGAGGATCACTTCGATGTCGCGCTCCGAAAGAAGTCCGCCGGTTTGTTTAAAAAATCGTCGATGCGTACCTGCAACTGGGTCCAGTCGGGCACGCTTAAAAGATCGAGATCGGGAATCATCAGGCCGGTGCAATGGGCGGTGATGAACTCGGCGCGCTCCTTGGCCGTCTTCAGCTTTTTCATGGCCTTGGTCGCACGCAGCACCGGCATTTCCAGGGTCAACGAGGTCAGGCTGCGGCCCGCGACGTCGAGCGGTTGCAACAGCTGCACCTGGTCGGGATCGGCCTGTGGGTCATCCAGAAAATACGACGCCGGGTGCGTGGACATTTCGTGCACGTACTGGGCAATGCTCACGTAGTCCGGGCGTTTGAGCTGGTCGAGTTCCTTGCCCGACAGGCCGGTGGCCAACTTGGCCAGCTCGAAGAACTGCTCGTCTTCGTCATCGCCAGCGCGAGCCAGGGCGTCTTTTTGCGCCGCGTAGAACAGCGGTTTGAGTGTGAGCTGCTCGATCTGCGAACCGTCGTCACCGGTGATCGGCGACAATAGTTCATGGGTAGGAGGTATCCAGGACATGAAATCAATTCCTTGGTGATTCAGCGGACAACCTGCGGGGAGCGAGCCTGCTCCCACAGGGGACTGCATCTGCCGGCTGGCAAAGGCTTAAGGCAACAACACCGCACGGCGCGCATCGCCAAGAATGTCGATGCCGTTGAGCACGAACTTCTGGGTGCGCACGTCGATGTCGATCACCGGCACGCCGTTTTCCAGGCGGTTGTAGGTGCGGCAGGACAGCTCAAGATTGGTCTTGGGCTTCTCGCCCATTTTTAGCGCGGTTTCCTCAAGGGATTTCAACTTGCCGCCCACCGTGTGGTAGGTGAACCAGGTATTGCCGTCCTGGTCCTGGCCGGCCTCGCGCACGTTCAGCAGAATGTCGTCACCAACACTCACGCCCAGCGCCAGCATGACTTCAGGGCCGAGACCTTGCAGGGTCAGCTTGGCCGTCAGCACCTTGCCGCCCTTGGCCATTTCCTCGCCAATGAAGCGGCCGCCACGCATCTCTTCCATGTCGAATTCGATCTTCGGC